CCCTAAGCCACCTAGCCCCGATGCGGCGGAAAGTTGCATCTGTGCCAGTTGAGCGCCTAAATTGCTATTTAGATCGGAAGCAGATGCCGCAAGAGCTTGGTTTAGCCCACTATTTCCCTTAGAATTTCCCCCGAAAGAATTTAAGAGGGAAGGAACCGTTTGCTGCTGATATCGCTTCATTGCAGCATCGATGATTGGTTGGCCGCCCCCGCCGCCTGGAAGAAACTGCGCAAAACCTTGCGCGGCCTGCGATGCGTTGGCGTTTCCCTGGCCAATCAGATTCTGCAATAAGGAAAGTTGTTCTGGACGGAGCGTTGGCATTTGAGAATAGCCGCCGCCCTTCGATTGACCCATAATTCACCTGTTATTTTTCTTCAGTATATTCCATTAAAGAGATTTTCGAGCGTTTAAATCCATGCTTAGCGAAAAACTTCTCATTAGTAGTCATCCAGAATATTTTTGGAGCATTTACTTTTTCTTTAAGGATTCTGAGAAATTGAACTGCTTTTTCAATCCCTTTTCCCTTCCCCCAAAATTGCTTATCAATGGAGAATGTATTTATGAACAAAGTCCCATCCAAAAGATTCGATTCGGCCCAGAGGTATCCATGAATTTTCTTAGAAAGATCTACTACGGCATAGAGAAAGTTGTAGGGATTATCCACTTGCAACTCTTGATATTCATAAAATTTCTCAGGGGAAAAAGTTCTCCCCTTGACTGATTCAATTAACTCTCTCGGAATAAGCCGTGGGATTTTAAGTCTCACGAACTCGAGTTGCGAAAGATCGATATTTTCTGCTGACTCTGGCGCCTTGGTTATCATTGTGCTCCTAGCGTTCCAACAATTCTTAAGAGAAAATTGCCGGAAACTCCGGTATTGTTATGAGCGATTTGAAAATTCGTCGCTGTCGATGTGATGGTCAAGACAAAACCAGCCCAAGTATCTGTGCCGGCTTGGAACCCTAAAACAGCGACCGAACCAGCAGCCGTTGCATCGCTCTTACAGAGGCTCGCAGTTAGCGTTGGAAGGGTTGAGGTGACTCCAGACACCATTACGATATACGCTCCAAAATTGGGCAAATTAGGCATGTTCTCAGCGATCGCAGTAATTTGAATAGGAAAAGCGATCGGATCTTTGTTATTCACACAAAAAGCAATGTCTTCATAAAGACGGTTTAGATAGGAAATGAACAGGTCCTTGTTTCCTGGGATGATCGTATTGGGAGGAAGGGTAGGCAAGCGAACTATTGGGAAACTCATGGTGCCGTCAGCCTTCCAGCGGGACGAGCCCAAAGAATGAAGCCGACGAATTGCATGAAGGCATCCACGTTGGGATCGATCTCCATCTGGATGAATTCTCCAATGAGATTCAGATAAATACGCTTAAAGGCATATTCTGAATCACCGGGACCGTCTAGAGTAAGTGTTTTCTGTAGAGCGTATGAATCGGTATGATTGTCAACATAGAAGTTTAAGTTTACAGAAACAGGATTCGCTGGATTAGTCGAGGAAATAAAATAGTAAATGTCGATATATCCAAATTGAATTTTCTGACCTACTTGGATAGCAGGATTCCATTGGGTAGAAACGATATCTGGAACGATCGATATGCCGTTATCGGTAACGGAAAAGGCATTATCCATATAGTAGACGTTCCCGTTCACATCTCCCATCAGAAGAATTGGGGCCTGCTTCTGATTTTGATAGGCATTCCAAGAGAGTTGAGTCACGTCCCAAGCTTGAGTAAGAACTTGCCAAGTCGTTCCTGCTACTTGGAAAAAAGTGCCCATGCAGGTCATGGGAACGCTCCAAGTATAGGTAGCCCATGAATTTTCCAGGAAATTGTAAATCAAAGCTGAATCTGATCCAGGCGCTATCCCTCCCACAGGAGAAAAAGGAGTTTCGTTAGAGACATAGAGCATCCAAGTCTGATTAAGATTGTCATAGCGCTGAGAAAAGCATTGGCCATAATATTGCTCTGAAATGTTGTCTTCATAGTAATCGATGATGGAGATGTCATAACGCTGAACATTGGTTCCGTCGCAGGCGGTCAGACCTTTCGATCCGATGGAAGTAGTTCGCTCGTCATAGGCAACTGAGGCATACGGAGCATTGCTCGATTTGGTGTTGTTGATCTTGTCGAAACGATAGGGGAGGAATTCTATACCTGTAAAGCGAAACAGCCACGTCGAATTTGTGAAGTTCACCACTATCGCATCCCGCAAGGGTTCTTGAGAAATTAGAATGTCCCCTGAAGCTGCGGTCTGAGAGCCACCATTACCTGCTACATCAGTCACAAAATTGAAAGGATTGAAAAGGGCGCTATAGAGGATTGTCTGATTTAATACTTCGGGAGAACTGCTGATGTTAAGAGTAGGTCGAAAAAAAAGAAGCCGGTTTTTATAAACAGCAATATCGAGTGCTGTCTGGACATAGGTCGTCATAGTGCTGTTGGTATAGAAAATCGGACGAGATAAATTTGTCCCATCGAAGATTGTGATTGGATCTTTGTTATTCGTGAAGTAAAGATAGCTCGTACTTTGGACAAAAGTGACCGGTTCGGTCGGCTGCCAGTTAGTCCAGTTGAAGAAATTGGAAATGGTCCCTGTAAAATATGGCCCGGCGAGAGTTCCGGTAATAGACAAACTTACATCTGTAGTTGTGCCAGAAAAAGTGAGGGTTACCACTCCAGTAGCATACACGATAGAGCCAGAGGCAAATATTCCTCCTGCACCTGTCAAAGCGCCGACGCCAGCGATAGCAGCAGCAAAAGAAACAGTGGTTGTTCCGTCCGTAATGAAAATGGTTCCGGGACCATTTGCAAAATTAGGCCAAAAAGTAGGGATAGAAATTGTTCCCGTTGCTGTCCCTTGCCAAAAAACGGAGTTATCGCCACCTACAGCCGTAAGCAAGTTGAACGTATTCGATCCTGCAGCATAGAGATAGGCGTCCTTAGTCGTTGCGACCACCAGACTATTAACACCAGTGGATTCATCTATGCGAACCATTATGCCCATAACCGGACTCGTATCCGAAAGCTGATTCCCAAAAACGGTATAGCCAGCCCGCTTGTTGACGGTTCCACGGTTTACGTAAGCGTTCACGAGAGGCTCAAAAGCATCGATCGGGCGAATCCAGGGCTGAAGATAATTCGTGAGGCCCGTTTTGAATTCTTGAATAGGATAGGCGGTGTAGGCCGACATTTAATATCCTATAGCGAGATAATAATATCCCATATTTCCGGAAACTAGATTGACAGATGTTTTAAAGATTCCACCTAACAAAGAATTGGGCGAAGCCATTTGTTCAGCACTGATAGTCAAAGTAAGTGCGGAAACGCCGGAAGTAGCTCCATTTTTGCAGGCAAGAATAGAGAATGTTTGTGTCGTAAAGGGAATGGCCCAGGTAGTTAGTTCAGCGCTTCCATCCTGAGGAATGGAGCCTCCTCCAAAGTTAAAAATCATCTGGCCAAATTTGAAACCCCAATTGCTTCCTGAACCAACCACATCGGGGAGCATGGGCAGATCGCCAGTTTGGTTTTTAAAAAAGGGAAGCGAATATTGAGTGAAAATGGTACTCGCAGATTTCACTAAATGCCAAACCGCTTGCGGATCGGTCTGAGAAGCAGGAGTTGTCGTGATTGGCATTGTGACTTGTTTATGAAGCCCAGTTCCGTTCGATCCGCTATTGTTGAAAGGAATGTGATCAACACCGAATTGGGAATTTAATTGAGTGAAGTTGGTTTTGAATTCTGGTCCTGAACTTGAAATTAAATCCGTAGGAAGAGGAATCCCGGGTAAATATACTGTCATCAGAATCTCCCAACACCTTGCATAGGCGTGTATTGTTGAATTGTTCTAGCAAGCGCCACGTTTTCAAAACGCTTGAGGAGAACCATGGTACGATCTTTATTCTCGAAATCTCCCCGATCAGCGAAAATCTCCACTGCAGCGCCATAAACGATGCAAGGACCCCATTCCGGAAGAGCGGGCGTATCGCTCGGATTCACTAGTTGCACAGGATTCACGAAGCCTTGCATCTGGATTTGGTAGACCTGATCCGGTACAGGCATAAAAGTGAATTGGTTCTGGAAAAAAAGAACTCCCTGGGGGCGATTTCCCTGATAAGCCAGATATTTGTCATAGACAACGAGATTAGAACCAGGAGCAATGTTGAAAGCTGCGGTGAATACGCCAGTAAAATAATTGATCGTTCCCGAGCCATTTCCCTGCAGCACACCCAGACCAACCACGGAATAAGTCGCTTGAATTGGCGTTCCAATTGGAAGGGCGGCATTAAAAGACAGAGTCCAAGAACCCGAAATATAATTGATCGTCCCTGATCCACCTGAGGAGCCGGTAAGGGTCCCGTTGGAATTGTCAACGAAGTTTTCCTGAGGAGTGACGATAGCAAAAGATCCAGTTTCAACCGCAAGAGCTGTGAGGGTTCCAGAATAAGAAGTCCCTCCGTTTCCTGTAGCGATCGTAGTCGTGAGAGGAGCGAATCCGATATCCTGAAGGACTTGGAAACCATCGGTGATGAAAAAAGAGCCGATCGTGATCGGGAAACCTTGCGTTCTTCCTGAGAAGGTGGTTTGTGTTCCGTTTCCAGTGGCTACTTGATCGACATTATATTGAAGTGGCCAATCTTGGTAAAAAATGTCGGGATCTTCGTAGAAGATCAGTGGAAACCCGTCTGCATAGGCCCCAGGGGAATCCGTCAAATATGAACCTGGAAAGGAATAGACATTGATGCCAGGAGTGGTTTTGAACTTCAGAAACTGATTCTGAATCTGATTCTTCAGCTCAAAGGGCATCGTGTAGGTGAGATAGTTGTTCGCGTAGGCGCCCATCTGCTCATCAGAAAGCTGATCTTCGGAAGGCGTGCCCGTGACCGCACGCATCTTTAAGATGATGTTTTGGAAAGACCAGCCTGATGTACTAGGAGGGATCGTCATTAAGCCGCCTTCCTGGGAGTATTACGGAGTTGATAGAGATACTTCCGACTCGAGATATACATTTCAGGATGACCGTCAGCGCCAGCTCGATAAGAATAAATCGGCTGATTGCATGACTCTAAGTGCTCGATCACCTCGACTGGCAAGTTGTATTCGTGCCCATGATGCAATTTATACTGCTTAAGGGGATGGGTGCCGGTGCAATAGTGGAATTCCAGCATATAGCCTGGATCTCGACCGTTCAGAAACTGAACTTTCCGGTATTCTGGTATGTGTTTTGCGATGACCACCTGATTCACAGGGGGCAATTCGTCCGAAAAACCTTCGGGGTTTTCTTTCAGATGGTTTTCTTCGACGACAGCAGACTTTTCATCATTCAGCCGTTTCATTGGTCTTCCTCTAGGTGCCATAAAAATCCTCAGTTATTGGTAAAAAGGTTGTGGAAAGGCGTATTGAACGTTTGGAAGCCGATCGTTTCTATAGGTGGAACCGGCGGCGCCCCCGTTAAATTATTCACGAATCCCCCTGACGTATAGGCGTAGAAGGAGCTGGTGTTGATATTCACAGTAAAATTGTTCGAATCGACGATCGATTGAATCAGACCCGGCAGTCCATTTATCTGAAACATGCCCTTGACTTGGACGAAATCGACGAAGGTGATGCCGATATCTTCAGAGGTAAATCCATTATTTGGGCAAGTGATCTGCGCTTCGAAAGCATTTGTGATCCCCGTAACGGGGAGAATTGTGTGCGGCCATTCATTCGGTGAGGGGTAAGTAACAGCTGGAGGACTCTGAACCATTTTTGGCCTGTAGTTAAAATGCGACCCAGGGGAATCAACCCCTGGGAGCAGCGCCACGCTTAGCCTGACTTGCGAAGATCTCGCTCCTCGCCATTGCGAAACCTTAGGAGGTCACTGGAGTGTTCAACACAGCTTCATAGCGCCAATAGTTCCCGGTAGTGGCCAAGAGAACAGATCCCAAGGTCACGCCGATGAACCCGACGTTATAAAGCGGGGTGTTGTAGACTTGGAAGCCCGTCTGTGTAGTTGGAGGAACGCCGGTAATGATGTTCGCAATCCCACCGCTGCCATAAGTGGAGAAGTTGGTGGAGTTGATGTTCACCGAGAAAGAAGTGGTGCTCGTTACCGATTGGATGATCCCAGAGAGAGTATTGATCTGGGTCATGCCCACAACTCCGTGGATCGTCACCGTTGTCACACCGATATCTGCAGCCGTAAAGGCGTGCGTAGCGGTGATGACAGCATTTGCTGCTTTTGAAATGGCGGTGATCGTCAAGTTCGTATTGACAGCGCCAGAAGGCAGACCGGTCAAAGGAACATATTCAGAACCGAGGGGAGTAATGTAAGGCGTAACTGCGTTAGCTGTCAGTTTCGTCCAAACTGGTGCTCCGGCGGTGAAGGTCTGAATGTAGGCTGAAGAAGCCTGAGCATTCGTTCCAGTGGTCATCGAACTCAGCCATTGTGCGTAGCCGATTCCGGTTCCAGAGATCATGACGGAATCATTCCAGAGGGTAAGAACGCTAGGAATGAAGCCGATATTGAGATTTTGAGCAACTCCGCCTGTTGCGACGGTAAAGGTGCCTGTTTGAATAATAGCCATATAAAGTTCTCCTTATACCGTGCTCGTTAATCTGGTGATCCAGTTGTCGTTCAAAATTCTACTAGCAAATGGATACTTGTAACCGACCGTCCCTCTTTGGTTTAAGGGGTCGGCAGTTCCGGATGCGCCAAGAGGTTTAACGATGAATTCGGCCTCTTTTGCTCCAAGACGAACTACGCCATAAGCTTCCTGACCTAAAATAAACGAACTGTAGACGTTCGGAGAGGCTCCGTTGCTATAGCCGTTGGTATTCATGAGCCAGCGAACGTTTCGAGTGCTTCCCCATTCCGCCTCTAATCCATTTAATGGGTTAGGATAATTAGCAACTGATATAAAAGAAGTTACTGCTTCTAAATCAGCTTGCAAATCAACCGACATAAATCCCCAATAACTACTTCGTACTGGTGATGTTCCAAATTTATTTTCTCCAGGAAGAGGATTCGTCATTAATCTTGCATTACCTTGACGAAGTGCAATTACAGCATTCTGAATATCTGCGTCTGTAATTTCAGTTGGAGAATTACCATTAATACCATTAGAACAAGCAATTGTACTAGCAGTGCCAACAAAAACGTCGCGAATTAAAGTATCAATCGTCAAACCTAATTGTAATGAAAGAACTTTTGTACTTTCATTTAGAACTCGGTCTTGGACTACATATTGAACCTGATCAGTTATCGTAACGAAAGATCCATACCACTGAATTTGTGTTTGGAAGTCGGTAACAGATAGTTGATCCCCAGGAGGCGTTTGGCCATCTGTGAGGGGGACTGTGGCTGCAGTAAGCGTACCGTATCTTCGGAATACCATTTGGTTCCCCGAATTAAGCGGAATTTGTCGCTTCTGAGCGAATAAATCATAGATAAAGTAGGGTCTTGCCAGCGCGAGGAGGAGACGATCGAAATACGTTCTCACCTCAGGAGGCAGTTGCGTAAGAGTGGTAATTGCCATCTTTTTGCCTTAGGTGTTAGAGATCACCCATGTTTCGGCTCGCATATTTGGCAAATTCTGCATCTGACATATTCGCTATGTAATCGACCTTAGAAAGCGTATTTTGCCCTCCAACGGTTGCCACGTTGCCGGGCTTTCGTGAATTATCGACTATCCTCTGAGCGGTTTCGCTACGAGAGGGAGCGGCATG